AGAGCTTTTATATATCTTAGTAGTGTACTGTATGCGTTCATTATAATTGTGTTACGTTTGGTTTTCTTAGTTGTGCCTCCATTTTCTGCCTGTCTAATTTATGAGCGAGGAACGTGTGAAACTCGTGTACCTTTGTCGCTAGTACTTTGTCAATTTTCAATATATCGCTATTCGCTAACATATCAATACTCACGTACCAATTCCATTTTTTAAAATAGCTTGAGGCTTGTTTCTCTCCGCCAGTGCTTTCGTAGATTTCTGGATAGCCTCCTTTAATTCTCTCGATAAACTCCAAAAAAAAACCAGAGCGCCGTTTACTACATTCATAGGGCATCGCCTCATTATCTCGTCATTCTCTTTATTATGATTATACGGCAGTATCTCATAGTTCCCGAAAGAGTCCTCCTCTGTAATCCTGCGGAATAGTATAGCCATTATTTTGTGCATATCCTCAAGCTGCATTCCTATCGTACTGAGGTCTACATACTCCGCCGTAGTTATCTCGTCTAGGTTTGGGATAAAGCCGTACTCTACTCCGTCAAGCATAAAGCGCTGCTCGAATCCTACCTGTTGCTCACAGGCTGCAATTATCTGAGCCATTAAACCCTCATAGTCTTTATGTACTAATTTTTTAACGTCTTGCTTTTTGATTCCTGTAAACAGAGATATAACTCTCTCGACCATTCCCTGCTCCGTTAGAGTATCCTCTCTTGCTCTCAATGCCTCAAACTTGACGTATTGGTCTAGAGTAATATCTGCGATGTTTTCGGGTACTAAAATGTTAATAGTCTCTGTCATATAATAAAAACAATTTTGTAGGTTTAATGTTATTTACCTTATCTCTACCTTTCCACGATTTGCAAGCAAATGAGAAACTCCGTACCTCAACGCGTCCAGACTGTGATTGTACAAATCACAAAATAAATTAGCGCCCTTATCTGAATAGATATAGTTGTTTAATTCCTTTGCCATATTGTTAGAGTCTGGATGTACGACAAGCTCGTAGTCTTGAATCAATGCCACACCTGCCGCGATACTCCCTGCGCCTTTCTTAGCGCCTCTAATATTAAGACCTAGCTTTTGCATCTCTGCGATAGTTCCTGCGCTTGCGCTGTCTCCTATGATGAGGTTGCGCCCTGCTCTCTGTCTATTGATTGCGTATATTTCGGAGATGGTTAACTTCGATTTGTATAGCTCCTCCTTTGCGTAGATTATTTTATTTTTTTTATCTATCGCAATTTTTACTAAGGTTGTCGGGTCTGTGAATCCGTAATCCTGCCCGTAAATTACCTGCAAGCCGTCGGGGTTAAACTCGCCAAACCTCCAATTGCTATAAACGACTCCCTCCGCTTTTGATAGCCAAGAGCCTAAAACAACGTGATTGTATTTGATTGGATTGCTAACTTTCATATCCTCGAAATAGTCTAGTATCTCATCGGGTACAAACTCTAGACAATCGAGGTAGGACGTATGTATATAACAGACGTTATCTTTGACTCCATTAAATCCCTCTTGCACGCCTCTACTCTCGTAGTACTTCATATAGATAAAATGTTCCTTACTCGTAGGGTTTAAAATCAATACCTTAATATTTCGGTTTGGATTGCTCGCGTCGTTCCCTCTAATCGATAGCACTATCTTGTCGTAGATTGCCTCGTCTTGCATTTCCTCTGCCTCGTCAAGTATGAGCATAGAGAAATCTTTTAATCCCTTTAGATTTGCAGATTGCACAGCACTACCTGCCTTTAATCCTTTAAAGACTATTTTGCTCTTATTGAATTTTGATACAATCCTATTTTGTTGCGACTCGAAAGAGTCCTCCAGATTCATGATTTCGATTTTCTCCTCTACCTCTGCAAAGATGGAATCCTTGAGAGAGGCGTTTGTATACCTTGAATATAAAATTCGATGCCCATACTTCGTGCAACTATTTAAAGCGCTTAGAGACGTCGCAAATGACTTCTGTGAGAATCTGCCGCCTGTTATGATAAACGTATCCACGCCATCGGGTATATCGAATAAGGGCGCAAATTTTTCGCTGAGGTTTATATTACTCATCCTCTGGTGTTACGTCAATAGTTGAGGTAAAGGATATAGTCGGAATGTTTACGCTGTTACCCTCTGAGGTTATATCCACGCTTTGCATTGGTTTACCGACTGTATACTCTAGGTATAGCTTGGCGCTCTGAACGTCTCCAGACATCGCGCTTGCCTCTAAAGTTTGAAAGACAGCTATAAAGTTCTCTTGAGAGGTTGCCTCTGTTATAAGCTGTTTAAATTGATTCTTGCGTCTGTCTATTCCTTTCGTCTTTGTAGACCAACCGACGTTGCCTGCTCCTTTTGTCATATTATTAATAGGCATTAACTATTAGTATTAACCCTATTATTAAAACAAATTATTATTGTTATTGTTATTATATAAAAAAACCCCACCAATTAAGGCAGGGCTAACAAAACTAAACAAAACTAAACAAAATTAACTAACGTCTACGAGTCCGTCTCTGTAGTGATTTACAACGACGCCCGTTTTTAATGTGATTGTCTTATAAGGTACTATTGAATTTTTTACTAGGAATTTATGTATTAATCTTCTCATGGTTTAAAAGTCTAGGGTTTTTTTTAATTCCTTTGCAGCTTGTAAGCCTGCTTTAAATTCGTGCCTCGCAAGAGCGCCTATAATTGTAATTAAAATATGCTGCTGCTTAGAGTTTAAATCTAGGTCTTTGTCGAATAATCTGTTAAGTATTGTTTTTAAATCCATAGGGTTTTTTATTTGGGGAGTTGTTAGCTCCCCGTTTGTTTATTTTATTCTCCTTTTAAACACTCAGCCGTTTTGTTAAGCTCTGTTACTAGTTTGTATGATTCTACGTATTTTGATAGTTGACCACTGCTAAGAAGTTCTAATCCTCTCTCATGTTCTTTGTCTGCCATCTCTGTTGCTTGTAAGTAAGTCATAATATTTTGTTTTAGTTGTTTTTGTAAATGTACAGATGTTTATTAGTTATAAACACACTAAATACAAATTTTAACAAAACTTTAACATTTTAATACTACTCGTTTAAAACTTCAAATATTAATTGGCAGGTTTCGTACTCCTCTATATATTCAAAGTAAAGCAGGGCGTCTCTGGAGAGAATCTGCTCGTCCTCGTCACATAGCGGCTCAAAATTATACTTGTCGTATTCGTTATAAACAAAAGTACATACATACTGAATCGACTCGTCTAGTAAATACTCGACCATAGACCTATAGAATAAATCGTGCGCGTCTGTATAGTTTTGATTTGTAGCCTCCTCAAAAAATTCGTGAGGGTTGTCAAATATTACGGGTATGCTCATTTAAAAAAGTTGGTTATATACGCAATCGTGTACAAAGCTGTAGTCCTCGTTTAAGGTATCTATTTGCTCGTCTGTCATTTCTACGCCGTTATAGTCCGCAGAGGCTATAAAAGCGTCGCAAAAGTCTGGATAGTCGTTTGTATCTATTCCGTCGACTTCGATGTTATCTATTAGGTCGTAATTCATACTCCAGTACTTTCTGCCTCGTCTACGTCTTTAATTTCGTTAGACGATAAAGCGGTTACTATTGCTTCTTGGTTGTGTGCTATGTTTTTAACTAGGGAGTGAAGATTTGTAAGCCTTGTTTCTAACTCGGATACCCGTTTCCTCAAAATCTGCTTGGATAGCGGTTTGCTTTGTTTCTCTAATCTTGGAGTTTTCTCGCTCATAACTTTGTTGCTTTTTAATTGTAGCGCGTTCCATATTTAAGAAAGCGCTCATTTGGTTATTAATAAAAAATTGTACTCTCTCTTGTGGTATGCCGTTGAAATACTTATCGAAATCGGGCAGGTTATTTTTAAGCTCTTTAATCTCTGCGTGTAATTTTATGTTAACCTTTACTAAAGTCTTAATCTTATCCTTTGCCTCGTCTAAAGATATATGCTCCTCGTCTATAGCCTCCTTGGATTTTGTAGGCTGTAGAATCAAAGCAAGAGCTTGATAGCTTTGTTTAAAAAAATCGCTGTATTTGTAATGTACTTCGAAACTTTTTAAAGCGTGTAATACTGAAGAGTGATGGTGTCCTGTGCTTTGTCCTATCTCTGCAAATGGTTTGCCCGTTAGCTCTCTAGCAAAATGAAAGTATAGGCAGCGAGCCACTACATACTCTCTCTGTCTTGTATTCTTATCTATTTTTAAGTCGGTTACTTTCTCGACTGCTTTTTTTATTGTATCTAACATAATTGTTCTTTAAATTGTTTAAACTCCTCTAAGCTACGGATAAGTATATATTTGAATCCTTGAGACTCTAGTAGTTCCTGCCAAAGTATTTGGTCTTTGCTTTGCTTTCCTTTGGCGTTTTTAAGCTCAATCATAACGGCGTGGCTATTGTAATAATAAACCATATCGGCGCGCCCTTTAATTAATCCGAGCGCTTTGTTTCTGTTGCCGTCTATTTTGTTAGCGGAGTTGTTTAGGTTATAGCAAAGGAGACCTCTCTCTTTAGGGTAGTTGTTCCAATGCCATTGAAATATCTGGCTCTGGATTTTAACCTCGCTTAACATCATGCTCAAATATAAAGTAAAAATCGTCTAGGTTAACGGATAGGAATTTTTGCATTATAGACATGGTCATAAAATTAAGGTCAAAGACGTTATTGTTAGTCTCTAGGTCTTTAACGATTCTCTTCGCAGTATGAGGAAACTCCTCTATAAGTAGGTTAAGTTTTGTTTTAACCTCTGGATCTAATCTTTGTAGTAAGTTTTTCATTTTGTTTTTGTTTTTAAAGGTTTCTTAATTGAGTAGCCGTTTCGTCTTAAAAGATTAACAGCTTTCTCGATTTCTCTTTGTTTAATCCTGTAATGCTCGAAAATTGTATTGCTTATCGTCATGATATAAAATTTTAAATGGGGAGTAGTTAGCTCCCCTTGTTTTTTTTAGTTGTTTAACTCTTGTTTTATATCCTTGAGCATTTTTTCCAAACCATAAAGCTCTGAAGCCTTATTGTTTTTGTCTTTTTGGTTTTTATACCAACCGTTAGCCATTGCAGCTTTTAAGTATTGAATATCTAGTTTTAATTCTTGTATAAAATCTACTGCTTTAGTAGTTTTTTTAAACATTCTTTTGTATTTAGCTTGTGTCATAATTTTGTTTAGTTAATTAATATACCACGAAGATACAGATGTTTATAACTTACAAACACACAAATTTGTAATTTTAACAAAACTTTAACATTTGGCTGTTAACTAAAAACTTTAAATCTTTTTTTATTCACATACTCAAAACTCTTTTTGTATCCCACCGCCTCAAGGAAATCTCTAGCGTCTTGTCGGCAGGTTTTGCGATGCAATACCCACGCCGCAGTAATATATTTATCCTGTACCGCCTGCGCAAGCTCAGCGTTAGACATCTCGCTGTAGTTTTTAATTACCTCGTTTCTAATTAGCTCAAGCCTTGCAGCCTCCGCCACTTTCTTATTGATAAACTTATGAGAGCAATAAGGGCAGACTTTTGTAGAGGCTAATAGTATCGCCTTACATTTCGGGCAATCTTTTACGGGCGCAGGCTGCTCTCTTGTAAGTTTCTTTTTTAGACTCCAGTCTCTAGGATTCTCCCAATGCCCTAGCCGTTTGATGTTATTGCCAAAGTCTAGGATATTAAAGGTCTTTA